CACGGCCTGCCGCTGTCTGCGGCTCCAGCTTGAACCCGAATCGTGCATAAAGTTCCACGATCTTCGTCAGAGTAGCCGGAGCGTCGATCTCTGCACCCAACAACTTCCTGCTGTACCAACGGAGACCATCGTCCCCCTCCGCAGTCAAGTCGAAGTACGTGCTTTTCCCTCGGAAATATAGTTTTAACTCCCGCTTGATCTCAGCCACGAAATCGGGATTCAAATCCTCCAAAGGGGTCGTCTCGTGAAGACCATTCTTCCGAAGAAGTAACATGACAAAAACCGCACCAGACAAGATCCTCGAAGTAATGCGATTCAGCGCGCTCGTGCCTTTGTCGCCGGATTGGCGGCACGAGTTCTTCGTCTTGATCTTGGCACCATAGCCTTTGCCCTTGTACTCACGAGCCGTCCGATCAGCAACAGCTGCGGCGCCCAGGAGACCGTCGATTCCGCCCAAGTCCTGATGCATCTTGGTCAGAAGTCTGTTCTCGACAGCGTCCCTCACTTGTGCGCGGCACGACGCATCCCACGATCCGAAATCATCCGAACTGTGGTACCACTCCTCACTTATATGCTGGCTGATCAGCTTTCCCATGCGTCTGGCCAGTCCGGCCTTAGACACATGTTTCACCGACCTGTCCAGATGGTGTTGGACATTGAGTTCGAGGAAATCAGCAAGAGTGGCGTTAGAGCTGTGAATAACACAGCCCGTGTCCCCTGGATTGATGATCCCTCGTGGCTTGACCTGAGTCAAAGCCTCATTAGTCTTCACCGTGAAGTTCCGTGGCATACCGCATTTAGTTCCTTTTCTGGCTACTTCCACCGAAGTGAACAGTACAGCTTCAAGGTACCTGCGGCCCGTACGTGCCTCTCCCCACTTTTTAGGCTGTTGAGCCTTCAGGGCCCCGAGGAACTGAGCGGAGGACGCTTTCATAGCACCCACGCCTCCTAAGTCCTCAAGCAACGCCTCGTAATAGACGTCAGTGACAAACTCGAGCAGATTTACAGAGGACTGGTGTATCTTCTCTTTCTGCCCAAGGTGCCTCACCCTGCACGCGAACTCCAGATTGTGCACATTGGCCGCGCACGCGATAAGCGGTTTCGCCGGGTCGCCTGGTAGCATATGGATACCCTGAGGTTTAATCCTTTTACTCTCCAAACCGGCCTGCAATGCCGCTCTCCCGCCACAGATAAGCTTCTCCGCCTCGACATACTGCATGTGTGACACAGCAATCTCAGCTTGTATAAGCTCACCCAAGAACCTGGGGTCCACGTTCCCTAAATCCGCTCGATCGAAGGTGGTATCTTCGTCGAGGAGCTTCGTACGATCGACAGTGACGGTATGCCCGAAGAGCAACTCGCCAAACTGATCGACCGTCCCATCCATGTCACATACGCCAGTTGCCATGGCCATTGCGACAGAGGGAGGGATCTGGACGGTGAAGTCGCCCAGACGCTCCGCATCACGAACCGCCGCGTCGTCTTGAAGCGGCCGTGCGGCGGGCGGCTCTGCATCACTCCTAGGGAAATGGAGTGGAGCCGGCACGGGTGGATCGGACAAGAAGTCCGCGAGGGTCGGAAGCCCCCCATTCCCCGGTGGACCATCTTGTGGTCC